TTTGTCAATGGTAACAACACTTGCTGCGCCAACCTGAAGGTCCATCAGCAACGACGTTGCAGAGCTGTTCGTGGACGACGAACCCGCAGCGTTAAACTTTATGCCCGTAAACGTAACCGCCGCGTTGTTCCATGTCTGGGACATGTTTAGCACGGGTGCGTCGGCGGTGATCGTGCCGCGCGTGAAGAGGTTGTTTAGCGCGATCTTTCTGTCCAGCGGCGTGCCAGCAGGATCGTCCACGATGTAGAGAATATCATCGCCGCTGGGCGTTGTTAGCGCCGTCAGGTCAGCAAGTTTGGTGTCAGCCATGATTCAACCTCACGAGGAAGATGCGAGTTTAAGGAAGGATGTATTGTCCACGAGCAATAGACGGTCCGTGCCGTTGGAAAGCAGAAGAAAACTACTTGGCCCTTCAGGTGTAGAGCCGGTAATCTTTGGCCCAAACGGACTACGAATGCCGTCAAGCGGGCTTACTAGCCTACGCATGTGAGACGACTACAGGCGTGATGTTGTCTGCGTATGCCCATACGCGGTCTCGTCCAGCGAGACCAGGAAACAGATCACTCAGCGCAACATTGCGTTCGCCCTGCCCTGGATTATAGCGGATTGCGCCCGTGAACGTGGTCGGCGCGGTATCGTTCGTGGTCGCCTTGATCAGGATATAATTGGAACCAACGTTCTGGAACGTGATCGACGTGATGTCGGCATTGGTGAGCTCTGTCCAAGTCGCGGCGGGGACCGTAATCGTTGTGTTCTGTGCCATTCTAGTCTCCGTTCATTTCGGATGGTGGGAAGCGGCCCCATTAAAGGAGCCGCTTTATAGTTGTTAGGTAGCAGCCACCGAGGTGCCGACAAAGGTAGCCGGGGCCTGAGCGTCATGGCTGACAACGCAGTAGACAGTGACGGTGGCGTTCGTGCCAGTGGTGCCGACGCCATTGAGGCGCAGATACCGCTTGGAGCCGCGATAGCCGACTGCACCGATGCACTTGTTGTCATCGGCATCGGAAGTCACGGTGAGAGAGATCGTCCCGTCCGTGGTGTCAGCAGCCACTACAGAAGCAGCCGATGCAGCGGTGGTCAGATCAGAGTGCTGGGCCGTGAAGGTGAACCCGGCAGAGTCACCAGCGTCCGTCACGGTGTTGGTGTGGAGCACAATCGCGGCGCTGTCGAAGCCACGCATGTCAACCCATGCCGATGCTCCCGGCGTGGTGCCGGAAAGCGTGATCGAGCCAAGATGCACGATCTGGATATTACTTTTGAGGTCACGCATTGTTAATGTTCCTTATGCGCTAAATGGTGGAAGGGGCGGTTGATACCGCCCCCGATTGATTACGTGCCAAGCTTGATCAGCTTGATTGCCTCGAAGTTGACCACATCACCGCCGACACGCTTCGTGGTGTAGAACTCCACGTAGGGCTTGGCAGAGTAGGGATCACGCAGCGTGCGGATGCCGAGGCGGTCCACAATCTGATAGGTTTCGCGCATATCGCCAACGGCGATGGAGAGCGAGTTTGTGGCCGGATCAGGCATGTCCTCGAAGGAAGCAACCGGATAGCCGAGCAGCGAGGCGGGCTGACCAGCAGCGATGCCGGGAATCCAGATGTACGAACCGTTGCTGTCCTTGGCCTTGCGAACCAGGCGCATAGTGGCGCGGTTCATGAACCAAGTGGCGTTGGTGCGGTACTGCTGCTTGAGGCCGTACAGAGCATTGATGAGAACGTCACCGCCATCGGGGGTCGCGGCAAGAGCGCCGTTAACACCGGATGCGAACTGCTCAATGGTGCCGGGAAGCGTGGTGCCTGATCCATAGGTCAGGAAGCCACGGGGCTTGCTGACGCCGTTGCCGACAACGAAAGCGTTGGCCTCGTCACGTGCGAACTTCTCGGCAACCTTGGAGGCAAGCCATGCTTCCATGTTGATCGAGGCGTCATCGAGCAGCTTCTGCGTAGCCTTGGGCTTCGCATAGAGTTCTTGTGTAGGAATGCGCCACTTGCCAAGCTGCGGCGTGTTGGTCTCAGCGCGGCTGTCCGTTTCGCCAACCCAGCCTGAGGAGGCTTCGTTGAGATCGAACAGACCTTCGAGGGCATCCGAAGAGATGACCTGGATCGAGGCGTATGCACGCATCGGGCTGCTCTCGAACACCTTCGTGACGATACGGCCAGAGAGGTCGGGATTGACCACATAGCCGCCATCGGGATCGGCACCGACTGAGAGAGCCTTGCGCTCGTCCGGTCCCATGACTTCTTCGCCCTTGCGGATGAAGGTGTCGAACGCAACCTTGTAGCCGTCCATGTCGGCAGCGCCGAATGACCCGACAACAGCGCCACGGCGGCGGGCGTTCATGGAAGCCCACTCCTGTGCCTTGCGGTCGAGATCGACCACTTCGCCACGCTCGTCGGTGACGATGCGAGACTGACGCTTGGAAGCCAGAACGGCTTCGTCAGCGATCTTCTGGGCCTTCTCAAGATCGGCTTCGATCTTCTGAAGCTTGGCCTCGGTCACGACATCGGCGCTGCCCTTCTTTTCGATCTGGGCAAGGCGTTCGTCGTTGGCCTTCTTGAACTCTTCGAATCCGGCGTGCAGCGCGTCAACCGCGCCGACGGCCTTCTTGATTTCCTCTGACATGCAGGGATTCCTTTAGCTTTGACAGTGACTGTAAAAGGGCATCGACGCCCTCGGTTACGGCCTCTTCATCGCCAGCGTCCCGCTGTCTCTGTAGGGCTTTGAATCCGTGGAGAGTGAGAGCCACGGCCTCTTTGCGTGAGTATCCTGCATCGCGCAGGAAACGCTCGAAATCTCTTTCGGTGGTGATCGACTTGACGTTCGTAACCTTTGCATCCGGCAGCATCGGGAACGTCACAAGGCTGATCTCAAAAAGGTCCACCTCCATCAGCTTGCGAACACGGCCATCGCCTTCGGGGATGGCTTCCATTGTACGATAGCCGATAGACATGGAATCGATGGCCCCGGCGCGAAGGAGCGCCATTGCCTCGCGGCCTTTTTCTACTTCTTTGAGTAGACGGCCACGGACAAACAGGCCACGCTCGTCCTCGTAAATGTCATCCCAGACGCCAATGGGCTGGCTCATATCGTGCTGCCAGAGCATCTTGACTTTACGAGAGCCGAGCGATTTGCGGAATGCGCCGCGTTCGACCACATCCATTCCCTGATCGACAACGCCGAAGACGGAGGCATAGCCCTCGAAGACGCCATCTTGATCCGGTTCGCGCTTGAGCGTGAGGGATACGTTCTTATGCTGGATCGGTTCGGACATGAACTTGTCGCCCTCTTCTCTGCGAACTATTGCGTTGGCCCATGACTTGCCGGGATCACCGCCCCACAAGGCCCATGCGATGCGACCAGCGGACGGATAGCCGTCTTCACCGGGGGAGAATCCTTGGCCTTGCTTGTCCACCTCATGGCGGGCGAAGTAAGACACCATCCGCTTGACGGTATTGAGCGAAAGGTTGCGGCGATTCTTGATGTCACGAGCGCGGGCAACGCCGATCTCGGTGCCGCCACGGTTGAACTCATCACGCCAATCGAGGCCGCGAGTAGCTTCTCGTGCCATCGCCTCGTTCGGTGAGAAACCATCGGCCTTGCCTTCCCACTTGGAAATGCAGATGGCATAACGCTGATCTTCATCAGGAAAATCAGACATCGCCTCCTCGTCGCTCATGCAACGGGAGATGAACTCGTCTTCGTTTTCGGTCGGGCCGGGGCTAGGCATGAGGGGAATATATCATTGCTTGATTGAAATCACAACATGGCCTCAAGGGCGGCTTCGTCCACGATGTAACCAACGGCACAACGGCAGTTGATGACCTCATCGCCGGGGCCTTCTGGATCACCGGGAAACATGAGTTCAGCATCGCCAACCTTGAACTTCTCGTCCATTCCTACTGGCGGTTGAGTGGCGGCGATCCGATGCGTATCTCTGGTGCGGTCATCGGCAGCGGCCAGCCACTCGCGGGACAATGGCAAGCCAGTCTGCTTTGCGGCCTCCTGTGAACCATAGTTGGCAGCGCCGTGCGTCTCGGTGCGGGCGATCATCTCAGCCCTGTAGGACGAAATCTGTGGCACCAGATCGAGGATGTAGGAAGCGGTGCCGCGTTGGCCCAAGCCGTCCTCATAGCCTTTCCGAACTGCCCGAATGATTTGATCGCGCGTGGTTTCAGTAACCTCTGTGATGCGGCGGCGAATCGCCTCTTGCTCAATAAAGCGCAACGCCCTGCGCGTCATGATCTGGGCGAAGCTTTCCTTGGTTTCCAGTTTCAAGCCTCGCGCCTTGGCTTGGTCCATGATACGTGAGCCGAACATGGTGATCGAGGAAATTGCCATCTGGCGATAGGTCGCCTCGATGCGGTCACGGAAATCGCGCGGCAAGGTGACGTTGCCGGTCTGCTCCCAATGCTCGACCATCTCACGCATGGCGGTTGCGATCTCGCGCTGAAGACGGCCACGGAATTGAGCCGTAAGCCGATCAAGCAATGCGCCTTGACGGCGCACCTCGCGGCGCGTGTTCGAATCAACCAGCCTTCGAGCCATAGGCCAGTGCTTTCACAAGATCGGGGCTGAGTGGTTCCGGTGCCGGTTCAGTTGCCATGCTCAGGGGGATTTCGGCGGAAGAAACAAAAAGGACATCGCCGCCTTCAATTGGCCCGTAGCCCTTCAAGGCGCGGCGTTCGTTGATGGTGAGGTCTTGTGACTGATCAGCCATCTGCCACATCGAAAGACGCTTCTCGGCAATGGCCGGAATGCTGTCGATGTCAGGCTTGATCTCGACACCGTAGATCGAGCCGAGCCAATTGTTCCAGTCATTGACGATCATCTGGAGCAACGGAAGCGCCGTGTCTTCCCAGAAGGCCAGACGGGCCTCGGCATAATTGGAATAGGTGTTATCGCCGGGAATGCCGAGAAGCTGCGGCGGCACGCCGAAGGCTAGGGCAACGTCACGGGCCGAGGAGAACTTTACTTCGATGATGCCCATGTCGGTCGGTGATAGGCCCATCTGCTGCCAGTCAAGACCACCTTCGAGCAGCATCGGGCGACCGGCATTGGACGAGCCAGAGTATTGTTCCTCGATCTGTGCCTTGAGGCGGTTGAAGTTCTCGTCCGATAGCGTGCCGGAATCCTTGACGGTTAATGCACCAGACGGACGCGCCGAGTTCTGGAGCAATGCTTGCATCCAGTTCATGGCTTCGTTGTTCTGGTCGATGGCGTAGGAACCAGCCTCGATTGGACTCATGCCGTACCAATCGTTTATCGGGTTGAACAGCTTCAAGTGCCGCACATCGCAGGTAAGCGTGCGCGGGTCCATCTCCCATCGCACCTTGTTCTGGCCGAGCGTATATTCGTATGCAGACGGGATGCCATTGGATGACGGAATGATCTTCATGCGGTCAGGGCGAAGCTGGTAAAGCTCCTTTACCTCGCGGCCCACCATGAACCGCTCTTCGTAGCCGTTGCCCGCAATCATCAGGAACGACACCTTGGCGCGAACGTAATCGGAATAGGACTGAAGCGGATTCGGGCGATTGAGCAGCGTGATGAGCGGATGATCGACCAGTTCCGTATCGCCACGGTAGACGCCAAGATTGACGGATGCGATGGCATCAGCGATCCGGTTGATCGACTGATATGCCACCACGTTCTTGCCATAGGCTTCCCTGGCGAAGGATTCGTAGTTGCGTGGCGACCACACGGCTTGGCCGGGATTGATCACCATCAACTTGGCGGCAGCGGATTCCTTGCGCTCTTGCGGGCGGCGGAAACGGTCAAAAAGTCCCATCGATAACCTCACAAGGCGCGAACCGCAGGAGCAGACTGCGGCGCTGTCATATCAGAAATTGCACTCATTGCGGCGTCTATCATATCATCATGTGTGCCGTTGGGAAAGACCGAGGCCTCGGACATGAAATCGGCTAGGTGATCAATGTTATCCATGATGTAGACATTGCCGGATTGGACGTAGGGCGCGGCATCGAATGCGCGTGTCACTTTGTCGATATTGCGCTGGATCGGAATGATCGGAATGCCCTCACGTTTCAGCTTCTGGATCAGGCCGGTGCCGCTCACCTTGTCTTCGACCTTGAAGGCTCGAAGCGGCCCATGATACGGCTGGGAATGATGCTTCTGCCAAAACGCGCGGGCCATCGTTTCCAGTTCTGGAGCCTCCCATTTGCCGCGTGCCATATCGAGCAGCACGATCTGTCCGGTTTGCGTTTGGCCCCAGCATTGAAAGACGGAATAGTCATTCTGCTCCTTTGTCTTTTGCGCCGTGTCAGCATAGATCGCACGCCACTTGAGCGGCGGCATGGCATCGTAGAACCGCCACCATTCGTCCTTGAAGATGCCACCGCCAAGCGGGGCTGGGCGTTGTTGAAGCTGCCCTGCCACGGCATAGGTGCCGAGAGATCGTTCTAGCTCTTGAACCTGTTCCTCGGGGAAACGGTCAGGAAACATCAATTCGCCTTCGACCTTGCGCGGGTCGGTCCATCCGATGCTTGTGGGCTTCGCACGGTCTGGCTCGTATCGCATCGGGATGCATAGATGATCATATCCGAGATCGAGCGCCACGGCGGAAACATCGCCTTCGTTCAACCGCTGCATGATGATGACGATTGCGGATTGTTCATTGTTGACGCGCGATGGCAGAGCTTCGCGGAATGTCGTGATGCCGCCCTTTAACTTGGCGGGGCTGTTGGCATCATCGACCGAATGCGGATCGTCTATAAGCACACGGTCTCCGCGTGAGCCGGTCATACTCTCAAATGCCATTGCTTCGCGAAAGCCGGTGCGTGTGTTCTCAAACTTGGTCTTGGCGTTTTGATCGCCAGTCAACTCAAGGGGCCAAAGGGATTGATACCACTGCGACTGGATAAGGCGGCGGCACTTGAGGTTATCACGAATGGCGAGTTCTTGCTTGTGGGCGGTGCCGAGGTATCTGAGTTCCTGCATGTCGCGCGGCCCCCATTCCCATGCGGGCCAGATCACGCCGGTGAGAAGTGACTTCATTGATCCCGGCGGCACGTTCATCAGAAGGCGTCTAATGGTGCCATGCGTAACCGCTTCAAGGTGTTCGCATATAGCATCTAGCGCCCAGCCCCATTTGAGAGGCGTTGATGGTTCAAGGATGTGCCATGCACGTTGTGCGAAATAGACAAGTGACCTTCGGCATAGTTCCTTCTCAACCGCCGCAAGGTCAACCTCGTTTAGATTGTGCATCCGCAGCCCGCATGATTTCGGCCAGCGTCTCGGTCGATAGGACAGACACATCGAGCGACGGACGCGGCGTCATGGTGCCGTCTTCGCTCGTAAGATCGACGGAAGCTTTTGGCATCCCTAGGCCGCGATCTTCGCTTTCCTTGATCAGCTTTAGGATGTTGCCCTCGATGCGCTCAAGAGCGGCGGCGGTTGATGTATCGTCTTGCAGTGTTGCTTGAACGGCTTCAAGAAGCCGCGTCCTGATCTTGGTTGCCAGTTCGGCGTTGCGGATTTCAGCCTTGCGCTGTTCAGATGTGATCCCGCCCGGATTACCAGACTGACCTTTCTTGAACCGAGAATGAACCGGAGGGGGCGGCGTGGGCATTTTTAGCCTGTTTTGAGGCTATGTGGAACTGCCTTAACGGCAAGTTCGATGTATCGCGGAATCGGCTGCTTGCCGGTTTCATAGGCTCGGAACGTATTGCGTGCGAGACCAAGGGCCTCTGCTGCCTTGCGCTTCGATAGGGCAACCGAGGTGCGCCATTGGATTAGTTCGTCTGCTGTCATTTTAAATGCTGATCCTTGTGGCACAGTCTGCATATGGCAATCAAGTCTTCAAGCGGCTCATTTCCTATGTTTTCATAAGTCAAATGATGCACTTCCGTGGCTTCGCCTCCGCAATATTGGCACATATGATTGTCTCGCGCCATGACGGCACTCCGTCTTGTCTTCCACTGTTCAGACAATAGATAACATTGATACCAGTATTTTCTTGATTCCTTGTTCACATCGCGAGTTTGGTCTTGTTTCCTATCTATTTCTTCTGTGTTTACAGTCAGATCAACATCAATTGCGTTTTGGCATTCCTCTTTTGTCTTTCCCCATTCTAGCATGGCTCGGCGCAATCCCAGCATTGGGTGGCGTTTGCTGCCGCAATCTTGGCACTCGTAAAGGTACCGAATTGTATCGTCTGAAAACTTGTATTGACGAAACTCCAGATGAACGTGTTCGCATTCAACCCTTATCCTTTCGGGCTGCGGAACTTCATACGGAGCGAACAGCGTTATCGTCATGCGGCGCAATATAGAGCAAAAAAAACCCCGCCACAAGGGCGGGGCTAGTTGCTGCGGCAAGGAGGAGAAACCGCAGGTTTAAGGTATGTTGCCGTGCTGTTCCTGCCAATACATTTCTGGCAGAGATTGGAATTGGCGTGATCCGATGCGCAAGGCGATCATGCGGAGCGCATATTCGTAGCAGGCTTTGGCGTCGGATTGCCAGTCGTATTTTCGATCTCCAGTTCCGCTAGTTCCAGCCATGCCTTTGCTTTGGTTCGACTGTATCCCATGTCCTTGCGCCTGTACGATCTTCGACGTTTCATTGCAGCGAATGCTTCCCATGTTCCGTCTTCCTCTGCATCACGATCTTCTTGGCATCTGATCTTGAGTTCTTTTCTGGCCCATTCGATGGTCATGCGGCATCTCCGAAGTCAAAGAGGCTTCCAGCCTGGGCTTCGACGGATGCGATATTCTTGCACGCCTGTTTCCAATAGGATTCCTTGAGTTCGACGCCGACAAACTTGCGCTTATGTTTGATCGACATAAAACCTTCTGAACCGATGCCCATGAACGGTGAAAGCACGACATCGCCGGGATTTGACCATAGGATCAACGCGCGCTCGATAAGATCAAGTTGCAACGGACAAAGATGTTTCTCGTCTTTGTTCTCTTTTGCCATACGCACGTTGAGCGTGTTGGTCTGCTGAATATCCATCCACACCGGGGATGCCCATTGCTGCCACTGATCGACTGGGAAGTCTTGTGGTGTGTGTGTGACGGGATTGGCATTTTCGCCTGGTGCGCGGAATACGAGAAGGTAATCAGGCATTCCGGTGCGGCTTTTGGAGCTGTCCTTCTGGAGTTGTTTGTATAGCAATCCGAGTGCCTTGGTGCGCGTCATCTCGACCACAGGGCATTTCCAGATAGTGACGCGGCTGTGGAGTGTAAAGCCGTGGCGCTCATGGGCGCGGATGATGTCGCCCGAAAAGTCCTTGATGCCGAGTTTGCCATCCTTCCACTTGCGATATGGGAGATCAGAACAATGGACGGCCACCAGCCGCCCCGGCTTCATGACGCGGGCCATTTCCTCAATCAAAAACTCATAGTGATCGAAGAACTCGCCATCTGAAGACGAATTGCCCATATCGCATTCGCTGTCTGAGTATATAAACAGATCACCGAATGGCGGCGAATAGACAGAGAAGCCGATTGAGTGGTCTGGTATCTGGCGCACAACGTCAACACAATCGCCATTGATTGCAGTGTATGTTTCGCCTGATGCTTGGTTCAGTGCGCGGAATTGTTGAGCCATGACGGAAATCTCCCGATGTATGTTGGATTGTATGTTACTTTATTGGCGTCGGCGCGGTTGACTGCGCGGCGCATTGCTGTTGCCATTGCGGTTCGCATGGCGTCATGGTCTGATGCCTTGCGGTCGATGACACGCCCGATCTGATCTTCGCCTTCTGCGACTGCTATGTGAACATTGACGGGCTTTGTCTGGCCGAAACGCCATGAGCGGCGAACGGCTTGATACCATGCTTCGTATGAAAAGCTGCGTCCGACGAATCCCATGCTGTGCGCGTGTTGCCAGTTGAGGCCAAATCCAGCGACTGATGGTTTGGTAATGATCACGCGGGCTTGACCGAGTGCAAATGCTTCTAGGTTTTCCTCCTTTTGTTCAATTCGCATTGATCCACGCACTTCGACTGCGTGTGGCATGATGGCTTTGACAGCATCGGCTTCGTAGTCGGTATCAGTCCAGACGATGAATGGATCTGGATTGTCGGCGAGTGATGCAATCAGTTCTGCGCGACTTTTGGCTGTCTGTCGCTTGACATCGTGCATGTTGGTTGCGGAGAGATCGGAGACGAATAGCGATCCTTCCATTGGTTTGACGTTTGATCCGGCGGCTTTGTGCCGGATGATATTGAGTGGCGGTAGGATGTATCGTGAACCGTCGAATCCGAGATCTTCGGGTGATTGCGCCATGCGTGACCATGATGCCATCCAGTCCCAGAAGTCATCTGCGGCGTGGCGTTTAAGCCGCCATTGTTGTGATGCTTCCTTGGTATCGTTGATGAACCATCGCATGAGCATTTCGTTTGCTGGCATGACGCCGAGGAACGCGGCTTGGTTTCCGAGTTCCATGTGGTCGTTTGGTGCTGGTGTTGCGGTGGCGGAGAGCCGGAATCGATGTCCTGCGAAAGAATTGATAAGTGCTTCGCAGGTTTTGCCGTTGAATGATTTCAGGATGCTGCTTTCGTCCAGGCTGACAGCGCCAAATTCGTTGACGTCCAGCTTTTCAAGGCGATCATAGTTGCAGATGTTGATGCCGTCGCGGGCTTCTGACTGATCGCGGATCACGTTGGCTTCGTATCCGAGTTGACGGGCTTCGCGTTCGATCTGCTTTGCGACGGCGAGTGGTGTCAGCAGGAGTGCCTTGCCGTTGCTTTGGGATGCTGTTTGTGCGGCCCATTCGAGTTGGCATCGAGTTTTTCCTAGCCCGGTATCGAGGTAGAGGCCTGCACGGCCTTGGCTAAGGCAGAACGATAGGCATTCCTTCTGGAAGTCGAATAAATGATCTGGCAGTGATTTTGGCTCAAAGCCGGATGATTGGGCGCGTGGTGCTTTACGGGCGAGAAAGTCGGCGTATGCGGGGGTCATGCGATCCTCGTGACTTTGGTGCCGATGATGCCTCTGAGGCTGATCTTGCGGCAAGTGTAGCGGCGTGGGCGGGTAGCGAGTTCGGCCATTGCTGCGTGGCCTTTGGCAAGGATGTCGGCTGCGGTGGTCATTGGTGGCTCCTATTAGGTGGGTGGGTGGGTGAGGGGCGCGTGGCCCCTCGGTATGGCGGCGAGCCAGAATGATGCGATGAAGCCCTCGTAGCGGCAAGACTCGGTGACGGAGTCGATTGTCTCCTGATTTTGCCCGTCGTGGACAATCATAACCGCATCGCTGCCGTCGATGTCGGCGCGGTATACGTGATAGCCAGTCTGGTTGCTGGCGTACGGGCCGCTCTGCTCCCTATAGGTGCGGCCCTCTCCGCCGATACTTTCGTCAAGAGCCTTGGCAAATTCCAGCGCGGTCCCTGCGAAGATTTTGCCGTTGAAGTCGGCGCTATCGCCCCAGATGTAGCCAGAGTAATTGTCGATCAGAATATAGCGTGCCATGTGTGTCTCTCCCTTGTTGATGTCCCCTTATCTCATATCTTGCAGAAACTTGCAAGCATCATGTTGCAGAAAAATGCAAGAAAGCGCCATCCCGATAAATGCCAATCCTAAGCCTTTGAAATTGTTATGCTTTTAATTAACGGTCTATATAGCCGTGAGCACCAAAAACGCCAAAGAATGGCAGATTGGCTTGTGCTTTCAATGGCTTAGGCATTCCAAGGCATTAAAGGCAATTAAATGATTTATGGGTGAAGGCGGAAGGGGGGTCCCGGACGGGTGGCTGGTGGTGTGTGGTGGGGTGGTGGTACTGTAATATATATAAATAGTATAATTCTCTCTATATATATACAACATTAGCAACATCAAGCACTTGCACGATCCATTTAGGGGTGACGCCCCACCCTCGAATAAAACCCCTTAAATAAGAAAAGGCCCCGGATCGCTCCGAGGCCCTGCCACTAGCAAATGTCCCTAGGTCAATCTTCCGTGGCGTCAGGTGCCGGGATGAACCACGCCATTCTCGGTCGGCCCCGCTGTCCCTTGTTGGTGTGGCGGCATTGGATGCCATAGTCTGCAACCAGCTTGTCCATCACCTGACCACGGTCTCGGAGCGTCAAGGCATCGAACGCCGAAATGCGGTTGCCAAGTTCTGCCTCGGTCAGCCCCTTGAGGCCGGAAGCTTTCAGCTTGGCAATGACTGCCTTGCAGATCGCCTGATGGCTGCTCTCGGCCATGTTGTCACGGAACATGGCGATGGCGCGCCGGTTGTAGAACCTGACATAATCAATCGCCCATTGCATAGGCTCGGGTCCGATCTCGGTCTCTAGCAATGACCTAGCGACAATCAGACTGATCCGCATGGCAATCTCGCGGCTGCGGTTGTACATCGCCTCTAGGCCAGTTTCGTTCTCGCTCTTGATCGCTCCGACCAGTTCTGCCTCGTAGTCCCGCAGGATGTCCATTGCTGGCCGTGTAAACGGCACCTCGACGGGATCGGGCGGCATGTCATAGGTATTGGTGCCGGTAAGGTTTCCCGCCCCAGAGTGCGCCTGTGCCTGTTCTTGCAGCCATCCGATGATGCGGTCGCCAATCGGCACGATCCGCCGCTCTTGGCTCATCTGAACCCCGATTTCAGACTTGACGATAAGGAAGCGGTTCAAGAGGCCAGATGCAATGTCACCGCCTGAGATGGCCCCGTAGAACTCGCTCGGCGTAGACATGCCTAGGAGCGTCAGGGACGGTCTTCGGATCACCTTCTCTAAGGCTTCCGCCTGTTCCTTGTTTAAGCCAATGGTGGCGTATCCTTGTGGCCGCAATACGCCATCTTGCCGTCCGAAGCATTCCATGATGGTGGTCAAGGAATCAGCCTTGTGCTGCATCGAACGATTCGCGGCAGATTTGAGCGTGCGGCCTAACTCATCGATCACGGAAATGTGAATTGGCCTAGATATCAGCGCCGACAATACGCCACTAGCGGATGTGTATCCACTTGGCCCAACAAGATGCCCTAGCTGGGCCGCATCGAGCATGACCTCAATAACGGTCTTCGCGTGTTCCTTGCCGCAACCAGTCTCACCAATATTGAGCAGATACAAATTGCTAAAGTTGCGCTGGCTGGTTGTCCATCTCCGCCCCATTGCGACAGCACCAAGGGCTATCGCCGCTTGCACGGCAAACTGCGGCTGCGTCTTGATGGCGGTTGTTTCGTAGTACCGCACAACGTCTTGCAGCACGCCTGGGATCGAGAGCAAATGCGCCGGGATAGATGCCAGCGGATTGTCGGGCGTGACAGTGGTGATGCGTTTTGAAGGCAGCACGCCGGGAGTTGCTGCCTTGCCGTGGTCAGTATAGGCTTGCTTCTCGGGCGTCCACTCATGGCTTGGATCGGTCGTGATGTTGAGAAAGAGGGCTGCGTTCTTAATCGCCGCATTCATGTTCCCGGCGTGCTCAAACTGGAGGTACAATTCGAAGCAGTCGAATGCGTGTTCGTTGCCGAACGGATCGGAACCGTGATGGCTGAATGCCGTGTTGTTATCGAAGACGTTACAACCGGCCAGCTTGGTGCCGCTGTTCGGGCTTAGATACCGATTCGGTGCGGTGCGGCGATAGCCATACTTGACCAGCAGTTCACCGATATTGTGCGCCGCATTATAGGCATCGATCACCGATGTGCCTGGATTGGGTGCGCGAACCCGAACCGGGGCTTGATACTCAGGCCGAATCTTCCACGGGCATAGGTCGAGCATTTGCGGGCGCAGCTTGTCCCATTCATCCCACATGACTTGAAGCTGCTTCGGCAAGATCGGAATTTGATCGAAGGGCAACCCCTCCCAGACATAGGGCTGCATAGTGTCAGGATGGATCGACGGCGGCAGCACATCTTGCACCGCCCCACCGCGCAACTCGAAGACTGTCGTGGTGCCACGGCCATCCTTGTTCGGCCATGCGATAGAATGGCGGGATAGATCATCCCGATGGGCGCGGAAGATCAGCTTGCCTCGGCCCTCACGCCCACGGATTCTAGCGGTTGATGCCATGATAGCATCTAGGTCGATACCTAGCCCCTCGAAGATGATTCGCGTCCATTCCATATGATCTATGTCGATCGCGCATGTTCCGGTCCATTGATGAATGAGGCCGACATTCCAAGTCGGATTCTTGGAATAGAACTCGATAGCACCCTGTCCGGTGAGTGCCTTGTCTTTCTGGTTCCAGCCGTAGCTGGTCGGCCCCTTCTGCCCTGCCGGGATCGGGACAAGATACCAGCCGAGTTCGGTGTAGGATTTGATGCTCTCGATGATGGTCATTTATGTGCGGCCTTCAAAAAACTCCGTGAGCAGCTTGATCGTCTCGTATCGAGCGCCGGATTCGCTGCCATCTATAAGCCTTCTGCTATTATCTCGAATCGCCTTCACGGTGTTGTAGGAAAGGCCGGTGGCCTTGACGATCTCGGGAATGTCAGCCCCGGCAAGTCGGACGCGAATCTCTTCGATGGATAACAATTGGTCAGTCTCCTGTTTGGTGATTGCAATTTTTTCTATTGCATGTCCTGCAAAAATATGCAATAAGCCATTCCGTTGAGAGAAAAGGAGGCTGACAATGAGCAGCAACATTACGGGCCTTTGCGGGGCCTGGCTTGAAGCCAAACGCCGTGAAGACGAGGCCATTGAGCATCGTCGCAAGATCGAGCAAGACATCACTGAAGCACTGGACGCGAAGACCGAAGGCGCGATCACGCACAAGGTCGAAGCGTATAAGGTGACGCTCACCCAGCCGATCTATCGCAAGATCGATCTGGCGATCTGGGAGACGGTTAAGCACGATCTCCCCGCCGAGGCTTGGCCGATCAAGGTCAAGATCGAGGTGGACGATGCCGGATGCAGGTGGCTCATCAAGGAGCGGCCTGATCTCTGGTCTATCGCTGCCAAGGCAATTACGGCAACGCCGGGAAAGATCGGCGTGAAGGTGGTGGCGGAATGATCCCGGCATTGGACTTGTACTCTGTTGCTGATGCGTTGCAAAACGCACGCGACCGCATCATGCAAGCAAGAGGCAGCATCAATCGCAACCGTGAGATCGATCTTGCGATTGAGAATATACGGGACGCGATGAAACTACTCGGAATGAAGGAGGCCGAGAACGATGGCAATTGATCTGAAGAAATTAGAGCGCCCGAAAGGGCAACGGCCCATCATCGCAACGGTGTTCGGTGAAGGCGGCATGGGCAAGTCAACGCTGGCTGCGATGTTCCCGAGGCCGGTGTTTATCCGCACCGAGGACGGCACCGCCAGCTTGACGGGCAACGATGAGGTGATGCTTTTTCCGCTGGTCTCATCAAGCCAAGAAGTGCTCGACCAGATCGAAGCACTGGCAACGCAGGAGCATGACTTCAAGACGGTGGTGATTGATAGCATCACGCAGCTAGCCACGCTCATCGAGCATGAGATTGTCGCCGCCGATCCCAAGGCCAAGAGCATCAATCAGGCTGGCGGCGGATACGGCGCTGGCTATAATACCGCCGCCGAGAAGCACCGGCAGGTGCGGGAATGGGCTGGCGCATTAGCTTACGAACGCGGGATGAACGTAATCTTTATCGGCCACGCTGACACCGAAACGCTCGATCTGCCAGACTTCGATCCATTCGCCAGATACACGGTTCGGATGCACAAAAAGTCATTGCCTCACTATACCGACAACGTTGACCTCGTGGGCCTGATCCGCCTCAAGACCTACGTCCGAGGTGATGGCGACAAGAAGCGGGCAATCAGCACAGGCGACCGGGAGATCATCTGCTTCCCGCAAGCGTCAAGCGTGACGAAGAACCGTTTCAACATCAGCCAGCCACTGCCGTTTACATTCGAGAGCGGCAACCCTTTTGAAGCATTTGTAGCAAAGTAGGAGAAGAGAATGAGACTGAATGGATTCGATGCGAATGTCGTGGAGCCGAGTGCGCCACGCGAAACCATCCCGGCTGGAAAGTACAAGGCCGTCATCACCAAGAGCGAGGAGCGCCCCACCAAGGCACAGACCGGCTCGATGCTGGTGCTCACCTGCCAGATCATCGAAGGGCCGCACCAAGGCGTGAGCCTGATAGATCGGCTGAACCTCAACAACCCGAACAAGACGGCGGAAGAGATTGCCCAGCGCACGCTCTCGGCCATCTGCCGGTCGGTTGGCGTCATGATGCCGAACGAAAGTTCTGACCTACACGACAAGCCGCTGATGATCACTGTCAAGGTCAAGCCCGCAGAGGGCAACTATCAGGCATCGAATGAGATTGCCGGATACGAGCCGTGCGAAGGCGGCGCACCGGCTGCGGCACCTGCGGCAGCAGCAACGCCACCCTGGAAGAAGAAGTAAGGCGAAGCGGGGCGGCTCTCATTGGTCGCCCCATAACCATATAAGGAGAAATTGAAATGGGCCCAATTAGCAAAACAAAGTCAGGCAAACAAAGGCTTAACTATGATGTTGATTTTATGTCAAACGATGAATACAAAAAAATGATTGAAAAATTTTTTCTACCGCATTGTTTTGGTGTAAACAAATCTCCAATGGATGTTATTATTGATGCTTTTGCTACAACTTACGAACACGCTACAGCTTGGCTGTGGATAGAAAAGCAAGATGGAATTGAATTAGAAATTGCTTTTCATTCTGATTTTCCAAGCGTTCATTTTGACCTTTTCGATGTTATAGAAAGTGCTTGTGATTTCGATCCAGAACTGAACGATCAAAGCGTAGAAAACATAAACAAAATTATTTTATCTTTAGAAGAGCTTCGTGAGCGTATTGAGAAGGGAAAGTTTAATTTATGACCACCGACACCTATGCGATTGAACGCTTCATGAAGCAGCAGCTGGACGGCAACTTCTGGAGTTTCGATGTCGAAGGCCGCATCGTCTGGAACGATGTGCCAGTTGACTATATCCCACAATTTAAACGCTACACGTGGACAGATGGAGAAGAGGATCGGCCCAAGGCGCAAATGGTTCGCCGTGATTGGTCGATGGATGACTTTCGGCGGATCGAGAAGCTGCGGATCAAGAGGCGGTTTTGGAAAGAGATTGCCAGAAACTTCGGTGCAAGCGACACCGCCACGAGCGACTTCTACAAGCGTGTCATTGCCCAGCAAAACGAAAACCTGACAAAAGAAGTCAAGATCAGGCGGATGAAAATCATCAAGTGGATGCACGACGAAGGCTGCAATACAAAAGCAATCAGCATGTTTATGCACTATGATCAAAGTATGATCGAAAGCGTCACCGGGAGCGAAGACGAATGAAACTAGACATGACATCGCCAATCGTAAAGGCGATCTATCAGCGATACGAAGACAACCGCCGCAACGCACACAGGCCGCATCTTGGCGGGTCGCAGATCGGCAACACTTGCGCCCGTGCGCTCTGGTATCAATTCCGGTGGACCTATACCGAGAAGCACGAAGGCCGCATCTTGCGCCTCTTTGAGACTGGCGAACGCGAGGAACTGCGAGTGATCCAGAACCTGCGCGCCGCCGGTTGCACGGTCTGGGATCGCGATCCGGCAACAGGCCAGCAGTTCCGATATACGGCGGTTGGCGGGCATTTCGCCTTGAGCCTGGACGGAGTTGTCGAGGGCTTGCCTGATAGCGCGCAGCCACACACGCTCGAAGTGAAGACAATGAGCGAGAAGTATTTCAAGGTGTTGTGCAACCTCGGAGTCGAAAAGGCGAAGCCGGTCTACTATGCACAGTGTCAGATCGGAATGCACTTGAGCGGGCTGGATCGGTGCCTCTTTATTTCGGTCAACAAGAACACCGACGAGATTTACGCAGAGCGGCTGAAGGTCGATCATGCCTTTGCGGAGGGGCTTATCGAGAAGGCCAAAGGGATCATATCGACCGAACGGCCACCGCTTGGCATCAGCAATGATCCGGCATGGTTTGAGTGCAAGTTCTGTCCGTATCATTCGATCTGCCACGGCGACGATGCATCGGAACTTAACTGCCGCACATGCGCCTTCTCGACGGCAGAGGCTGAAGGCTGGTCCTGCGCCAGGCACAAGAAGGCACTCGATGAGATCGACCAGCGGAGCGGCTGCGGTGATCATATATACAATCCGGCACTGGTGAAGCTGCCCGTGCATGACACTGGAGAAGACTGGATCGATTACATCAACGAAGACGGCGAGATCGTGCGGAACAAAGGCAGGGAATTCAGCACATGCTAGAACTCCGCCCCTATCAACGAGCCGCGATTGATGGCCTTTACAATTATTGGTCTGACAAGAAGGGCGACAACCCGATCATCGTTGCTCCGACCGGCTCTGGCAAGAGCCTCATCATCGCGCATCTGATCAAGGATGCGATGAGTTATCCCGGCACGCGCGTTCTGATCTTGACTCATGTCAAGGAGTTGCTGGAGCAGAACGCCAATGAATTGGTGGCGCTTTATCCAGAAGCAGATGTCGGCTTCTATAGCGCCAGCCTCAAGAAGAAAGTATTGCGGAAGCCGATCACGTTCGCTGGCATCCAGTCGATCCACAAGAAGGCTTATGACATGGTGCCAGCGCCCGATCTGGTGATCGTGGACGAGGCGCACTTGATCCCGAAGACGGACGGCACACGCTACAATAAGTTCCTCTCGGACCTCCGCGTATGCAATCCCGGCGTTAAGGTGGTTGGCCTTACGGCCACGCCCTACCGGCTCGATAGTGGCTGGCTGCACGAGGGCGACAACGCGATCTTTGACGGCATTGCATACGATATTCCGGTAGCCGATCTCATGGAACAGGGTTTCCTAGCCCCGGTAATTAGCAAGAGCGGTGTCAAGACTATAGACCTCTCGAACGTAGGCAAACGCGGCGGGGAGTATATCGAGAGCGAACTAGCAAGGGCTGCGTCTGATCCAGAATTAGTAAGAGAAACGGTTGCTGAAATCGTGCGATATGGTGCGGAGCGAAAGGCGTGGCTGGTCTTCGCTTGCAATGTCAATCATGCTGAGTTGCTTCGTGACGAGTTCAAGAAGTATAATATCGAGGCAGATTTAGTGACGGGGGCCGATGGCATGAGCGCACGCGCCGACAAGATCGAGCGGTTCCGGCGTAGCGAGAGCAAGTGCCTGATCAATGTCAACGTCTTGACTACTGGTTTCAATGTCCCGCATGTCGATCTTGTGGCAATCGTAAGGGCGACAGAAAGCACCGGCCTCTACATCCAGATTGTTGGGCGCGGGACACGCATTGCTCCGGGAAAAGAGAACTGTCTGGTGCTGGACTATGGCGACAACGTGATGCGCCACGGATTCATTGATGAGGTGAAACCAAAAATAAAAGGCCGCACGGAAGATACAGAAGATGGAGAACCACCACGAAAGAAATGTCCATTATGTTTGACTCTTAATTATACCGCCATTACAGTGTGCGGATGCGGTTACAAATTCCCGCCACCGAAGTTCGATCACGGAACGAAGGCTTATTCTGGCGCGATGATTTCCACACAGGTAGAAGCCGAATGGGTTGACGTTGACGATGTGGGCTATGAAAAGTGGAGCAAGCAAGGCAAGCCAGCCAGCATCCGCGTCAACTATTATTGCGGCATCACTAAGGTTTCCGAGTGGCTATGCCCTGACCACGGAGGCTATGCTACGGAGCGATACCAGAAGCGAATGCCATCGCTAGGAGCGTCTGCAATGACCACCGAAGACGCCATGCAAGAGTGCGATCACTGGATCAAGCCACGCAGAATAAGGGTGAAGCCAAATGACAAGTTCCACGACATTGTACAACTCGACTACAGCCAGCCCAAGCGGCTCACTGCCGAAGAATTGGCAGAACTCCAAGAACCGCTGTTCTGATTGCGTGAGCCTGTACGATGCTCGATATTGCACTCATTGGCGTGATGTTGTACCTGATGAGGTACGGAAAGAAGGCTGCGATGCGTTTAACGGTTTCCCTCCCTTCTGAGCATGAAGAACAAGCCGGATTCGTGCAATGGTTTCGCGCCAAGTGGCCTCGTGTATTGATATTTGCAATACCGAATGGCGGCAAGCGCAACATCTCGACGGCAAAGAAGCTGAAGGTCGAAGGCGTTGTTCCTGGCATGCCAGACCTGTTCATTCCGGCATGGGGAATCTGGATTGAGATGAAACGCCAGAAAGGCGGGCGCACTTCATCCGATCAGGACGGCATGATTTCATACTTGGAAAGCATCGGTCATCACGTTATTCTTGGCTATGGTGCAACCGATGCCAGCGACAAGCTGTTGTCTTTGTTGAATATGAGCGGGGCGGCGACTAAAGGAGGATAGCCACCGCCCCATACATCCGGGGGAGCAGACCGGATGCTTGCGTTAACGATTCATTGAGAATTCTAGTCTAGGCTTGCCATAGTTTCAAGGAGGAACATGATGTCTAAATATGAATACGATGCCACACAAGACCAGTGGCTTCATGGTGATCCGGGCATGCTGTCCAGTTCAGTGGCCGCTGCTGATCAGCGGTATGCCAAGTCTACCCAGATCAGGGAGAGCTGTGCCCCTCGGCTCTCCCTGACAGACTGGCTGATCTGCGGCCCAATCATGGTCGGACTTGGCTTCCTCATGGGAGTTTACTGGCCTTGATGAGGTGTCTTGTTTTGATCGCCGCGATGACAGCTGGAGGTGTCATGGCTCATGCTTCGGATGCTACTCGATTGGTCACATCGGAGGCTAGAAGGCAAGGCGTGCCGGTCGGATTCGCCTTGAAGATGGCAAAGATCGAGAGCGGTGTTCGATGCCACAACCACAACAAGCGAAGCAGTGCATCCGGTCCCTTGCAGGTGCTGCGCGGCACAGCGCGGGCAATGGGCTACCGTGGTGACATCCGGCGGGCATCGTGTTCTACGCAGACGCACTACGGCATGAAGCATCTGGCTATGTGTTGGCACGGTGCGCGCGGCAATGCGGCACTGGCGAAACGATGCCATCAGGTTGGCGTGTCTGTGTTGTATGGCAAAAAGAAGAGGAGGCGTTAATGACCAGAGAACCTGATCTTGAAACCGTCAATCGAGCATTAGGCGAGACGGTGAGGAAATTGCAGCAAGATTTGGCCGATGCTGATAGAAGAATTCGGCGGCTTCGAGAGGAGTTGGCAGAGGCACATAGAGCAGCGGCATTGGCCGCAGGGAGGGATTGGTGAGCAAGCCTATCTGGATTCGACTTCGCAGCGTGCTCGAACGAGATGCCGATGCAACATCGGTCGAGTTGAGCCGTGAAAGCGCGGAGGAAATGCTGGCCGAGATCAAGCGGCTCACCGCAGAAGCTGGCCGGATGCGTGAGGGCGTTGTGGTGGCTGGCCGTCTATTTGCAGCGTTGCGTGATACACTGGCGGAAGCAAACGCAGACAACGAACGGCTGCGCTCCGTCCTTCAGCGGGTGCGCCGCTGGGGATCGCCAATGATTAGAGGGTATATTGATGGGGCGCTGGGCAGACAGGCTGGAGGCAGTGATCCTCTGGCTGATGATAAAGTGGGTTCAGTGGGTGAACAGGGGGCGCAAGGATGAGTGACA